TACGCTAGGCGCATAGATGTCGAGGACTGCAAACGTGGCAAGAGCCACCATCGCAATCATACCGATCTCGGAAAGCTTGAGACCCTTTCCTGGAAGAAGGTAGGCGGCTACAGCTACCGCGAGGCCTTCGAGCGCGTACTTAATTGCACGCGACATGAGGTCGCCCATATCAATACCCATTGGTTGTGCAACGGACTTTTGTTCTGGCATTTTATAAAGATGATTAGATAAAAAATGACAATTCATGTAAAAATAACTGTTGACGACGATGTTGTCAAAAAATATAAAATACATGATACATCTGTTATAGTTTTTTTAATCATTGTATATTTGAATGATCCCTCTGGATGGGGAAAGCATGGCTACTGGTTTGAAGAAGTTAAGCACGGAGAAAAAGTTCACATTCGTCTTTCAAGCAAGGAAACAATTACATCTGAATGTGGGTTACCTGATAATCTATCATGTGCAATTCTGGGAGGAAATAAGATCTGGTTAAATGCAGAACGATGGTTTCACGGATCTGCTAAAAGTAAACTTTCACTTGATAATTACCGCCAATATATGGTGTCGCATGAAATGGGACATATTCTAGGTCATGAACATTCCAAATGCCCTTGCAAAGGATGTCGCGCACCAATCATGATGCAACAGACTCTTGGAATAGGCCAGTGCAAACCCAATACATCGGTTTAAAAAACGAATTATTAGTTTAAATACTGATTTGTCTAAAAGCAAAAATGGCGTCACGACAAGAGATGAATCTTCTTCAAGGCGACATGTATGTTTTACAGTATGCCAATGCGGTTACTGTATATACAAATCCCGAACGTGCAAAACAAATTGATCGAGAGATTGATGAAATTTGGAATGCAATTAATGCAATCAAAGCGACTGCATATGATCTTGCAGAAGAACCTGCCTACGTGAAGCGAGCAGTAGCTACTTTAGATGTGCAATTGAAAGAACTTTATGTACAATATGATAATCTTATCGATAAAGAAGCCACTGAAATCTTAAGGTCAAAGCGCCTTCAAGAGGCGCTTGGCGTGGCCACAATGTAATCTCATTTAAAACGGATTTTTTTTACTAAAGTGCTATTTTTCAAAACGACAAACAAGAAAATGTCAACTCCTTTCGCATTTAACAACATCACCGTCGACGTCCTCAGGACGATCTGGCCTGATGTGAATGGAACTACACGTCGTATAGTGATCGAGGTGATGGACGCAATCAATGCGGTCCGAAACACCCCTGGTGGGTGGGAATTCATCAAAACATTTCAAGACGATCGCGGATTTATGTTCTCACGGCAGCCCAAACTTGCCGAGATTAATTCAAAGATAGACGCAGACGGAACGATAGGCCATTCAGGCGAGTCGTATGCCGTGACAATGCGCTATGTTGAGGGTATTATTAAGGGCATAATTTAGACTAGAATTGTTTTTTACCAAAACGGATTTTTTTATTAAATAGACTATATTCCACAAAACGACAAATAAGAGAATGTCAGCTGAAGATGTATTTAACAACATCACGATCGAGGACTTGCAGGCGAAGTGGCCTGACAAGCGTGGTCGTATATCAGATGAAGCTCGGTATGTCATGGACGCAATTAGAGCCGTCCGAAACACCCCTGGCGGGTGGGAGTTCATGAGGAACTATGATCCCCCTAGCGGGTTCATGTTCTCAACGCACCCCAAGCTCGCCGAGATTGAATCGAAGATAGACCAAGACCAAACGATAGGCCATTCAGGCGGATCGTTCGGCTGGACGATGCGCGAAGTTGAGCACATCATCAAGCACGGTCTTTAGACTCGAGACTTTTTTTATCAAAACGGATTTTTTTTAGTTATTTTAATATACTTCAAAACGAGAAACAAGAACAAAGTACATCTGAGAAGAAAGAAATGCAATTTATCGAGAACAAGCTCGCGCCCGCAAGGGTGGGAATGGTTGCGGGGAAGAAGTATATCCGCACAACCTACAACAAAGACAAGAGTATAGCAAGCACGACGTACGTCGGGACCTTTATCCGAAACTACAGGATGGGGTCTGGCGACGGCATGACGTACCACGCAGAATTCAAGGACGACGACGGTAAGACCGTGTCGTTCACGGAAGAGATGTGGGGGTATGTCGATGACGTGCCTGCAACGTACTCTGAGATTCACGAGTGACACAGCCGAAAGGCGTAATTTTTAATTTACGTTAAATGTACCAACTTTAACACATCCGAAATAGTAAAGAAAATGTCACGAGAAACACTGCCAAAGAAAGAATCTGATGGAACCGTTATTGATTATCTTGAAGAAGATCCCGAAATTCCCACGCAGAGGTACTCGATCATTTCCTTCATTTCGCCAGAGAAGGTGATTGTTCAGAAGAATGAGTTCATGAACAAGAAGTTTGTGGAGTGGCTGGAGTACGATTGGAAGATCAAGGGTCTTGAGACGCTGATGGCTTTCTTGGCCAAGAAGTATTCGCTGAAAGTAGATGATCTTTTTAAGGATCTCGATGAGTTCAAGAAGGTTCACAATGAGGCTATTTTGAAAACTGATATTCATGAACAGTACCAGGTCTTTTTGCTTAAGAAGGAGAAAGAGCTGGAAGCAGAGTTTACTGAGAAAGTAGATTTTCGTACCAATGTGCGTGGCGTAAAGGTTCGTCGCGTATTTGCGAATCTGGAAGAGACCCAGCATTTTGCCAAGGTTCTGCAGAAGCGTTATCCCAACGACAATCTGTATATTGGAAAGGTTGGAGCTTGGCTTCCGTGGGATCCTTCCGAGAACCTGATGCCTGAAGTAGAGTATGCAGAGAAGGAGCTCAATGAGCTCATGCGCAAGTACAAGGAGAACGAGGTGAATCGTGAAATCTTCTTTGAGGAGGAGAAGACTCAGCGTATTCAGGCACAGAAGAAGGAGAACGAGGAGCGACGCAAGAAGGCTCTCGAGGATTCCAAAGCTGATGCAGGAGTCGCAGATACGTCGGATATTGGCGCAGCTATTCAGATGCCCGTTCACCCTTCGGAAGGCGGTGCACCTCGTGATCTCTAAAACGGAATTTTTTAAGTCAAATTAGTGGATAACAAGACGCAAGAATCAACTATAACCAGAAGATATCAAGCAAAATGAATACTCGCCCCTTTCAAGTAATCGCTAACCGCGTTTACAGAGAAGATCCTGATGATGATGACATTTATTATTACTCAGGCCGACATCCTTGGGCGTACCGTGTGAGCCTTGAGTTCTGGGGACTACCTGTCCCCATGGCATTCGAGGACCCCTACACGGAAGAAATAACCTTCGAGCTTGCGCTCGGGGATGTATATTGCGATGATGATTCAGACGTTGAGATCATTGAACGCGTTGCAAAGCGCCTAAACCGCATTGTGCGATCCATAGGGATCTATAACTTCCTTCGTGAGTACATGCGCAGACTGCGCAGAATTCACGGGATTTTCCGTACGTTCTACCGAGAGACTCTTGCAAGATTGCAGACTGTGCTCGACGAGATGAAACGCCAAAGGTCTAAAATGCTGGCCACAGTTGCACGCGAGAGATTTCGCGTGGCTCGTGGGTTCGCTTCGAGGCTAAGTAAAAAAACTGAATAAGGCGCCGTTTAACTACGTGTGCTCTAAAAGGTGAAACTTTTTAACTGTAAAAATGGAATTTTTATTTTAAGCTCCAATTCAAAATAAATACTAAAATGAGTAGAATAAGCTTTTCTGGAGATGGTTTAACATTTGAGAAAAATATTCTTTCTATCTGGAATAGTGGAAAACGCATCTATTCTAAGAAAGCATCGTTCTTAATTCCGATTACTGAAATATCTGCTATTACTTCGACTCATCATTCAGATGAATCACTTATATCTATTGTATTAAAGAATGGTAGTATAATCGAATTAAATTTAGCAGTAGATTTAACAGAAGTAAAAAATTGTCAGAAATGTTTTGATGGATTTATCGAAACTTGGAAGAGTCGATTTGACTCGAAAACAGCCGATTTACTTGATTTAAAGTAGACTTCTTCATGGAGTCTTTTTTACATGCACCCACGGTCCTGAATTCTTTTTACGCATAGAGTCTACACTGTATTCGTCTGCAGCAAGCATCGTGCTTGAGAAAGGTTTATTATCTACCCAAAGAGAATCGTCGCACATATGAAACGTTGGATGATCTGATGCTTTGTACCAAAACACCTGATCTTCTAATTTGTTCGACTGAACACCATTGCAAATAACTAGACATTCAAAGTTCTCAGTGCACTGGTCCATGAACTGGCAAAACATTTCAAATGTAGGAAACATACCTGCATAGTTATCGTAAATTCTGCGACGGTTATTCACGATAGACTCACGAAGAATAAATACGAAATCGACGTTCGTGCGGAGATTGGGAGTAATGCCCAAAGGATACTGCATGGTAATGATAGTCATCAAATCAATATGACGACCGTTCATGAAAACGTAACGAGTAGATTCTTCTTTAATCCACGAAGCGTCATACAGACAGTCATCAAGAATCAGGAAAGCACGAGGATCGGCGGAAGAACTTCCGCCTGATCTTTTCTTGTCTTCGTTTCGCGAAGTTTTAGCGCCAAGCTGACGTTTTATGACACCCATAACGATTTCAGGCCTGTACTTATCGTGAATTAGTTTGGACGGAACCATATGCTGGAAAAACTCGTTGGCAACTTCAGTTCCCGAAATCACTGTGCCGATCGGGAAAGCATGTTGGGTAGAATAGAGAATATCGCGAACCAAGAAGGATTTACCCGTATCTTTCTTTCCAATAATAACTATCATTGGAGATTTGCGTGAATCGATTTCACAACGGTCTTTCAACATATCAATATTGAATTTTTTGATCTGAAAATTCAGCGCCATCCTTAGTTTTGTGCGTGAATATTTTCGATTTGCTTTAACCCCTCTGGATAATATATGGGAAAACGAAAGCAGTCCGATTTGAGAACCACTCCAGTTCCACTCATGGTCCATCGATACGATATGAAACAGATAAGAAACGTTTCGAAACAGCACTGGAATATCGACCATCTCCAACCATTTTTTCCTCCAATTGAAAAATTATTTAAAACTGAAGTTCTAGCTAATCCCAAAGAGTTTGGATTCAGGTTTTCTGAAGAGATTGTTTCTTTAGTTGATGAAAACAGTATAAAGACTTCTTCTGGAAAGACAGTTGAAATTCACAAGAAAATTACTATGCTTCTCAGTCCTTATAAGTGGATGCAGGGAGATTACGGAACTTCATTTGGTCTTCCTTCTTTGTCCGACGAATTTGTTGAAATGCAAAAGAAGATCCAGAATCCTGGTAATGCAGCATATGTAGGAGCACTTGTTTCAGCCGTTCTTTCAGAATCAGGATGCCAGCACTTCCCCAAAGTTTACGGTGTCTTTATTGGCGTTTCTGATAAGCATACTATAGATATTTCAGACGATTACGGTGATTTGTGCGACAGGTCTTGGTTTTCGCAGAATATTGGAAAGACATTTGAAATGAAACTTGCCGATGAAATTGGCGAAGCTATGTTCACTCATACTCGCACTTCTAGAGCACCTGTTGCAGTAGGTGAAGATGTTGAATTAGAAGATGTAGAAGAGTACCCTTCATTAGAAGTTCCTGAAACAGGTCCTGCAGATATGTCTCGTGTTATCAGTGGCGAAGAAGATGACGATGACGATGAATCTGATTCCTCTTCTGTTTCTACTTCATACATCTTTGCAGTTAAATCTTGTGAATGTGATTCCGAAGAGGAAGAAGATGAAGATGAATCTGAAGATGAACCTTTTGCATGGGCTTCTTTCAAGAACGTTCCTGTCCAAATGACTTTGATGGAAAAATGCACTGGAACTTTCTTTGAACTTTGTTCGTCTGTTTCCGACGAAGCCAAACATCTTGCTTGGCTATCTCAAGTTATGTTTGCACTTGCATTTGCTCAGCGTATGTTTTCTTTTACGCACAATGATCTGCATTCCAATAACGTTATGTACGTAGATACTGCTGAAGAGTTTTTATACTACAACTGTGAAGGCAAGTTTTATAAAGTTCCAACTTACGGAAAACTAATTAAGATCATTGATTTCGAACGGTGTGTTGCAAATGTTCGTGTTCTTGGAATGAAAGAACCCAAAGTTTTCATGAGCGATCACTTTAATGTGGACGAAGAAGCAGGAGGACAGTACAATTGCGAACCCGAATATCTGCCGAAACATCCGATCATAAAACCCAATCCCTCGTTTGATCTTGTACGTCTGGCTACTTCCATGTTCTGGGACTTATTTCCTGAAGGCCCCGAATGCCTGGATTATCGCGACAATACTGTTTTCAAATTCTTTACGAAATGGCTCAAGTTGGAAGACGGTTCTTCAGTAATGTTTGGAAAGAAAGATTTGAAGCATGATAGGTATCATGGGTTCCATCTTTACAAGGCGATTGCGCGCTTCTGTAAGGATGCTGTTCCACGAACTGAAATTAGTGATTTAAAAATGTTCAAAGTAGATTCTGTTCCTGCAGGTACTTCCGTATGTTGTATTGACGCATAAAACGGATTTTTATATAATATATTGTGTGTTCTAAAAATGGTACAATATAAGCTAACCGAATCCGATAAGGAACAGATAATGAGAGATCATGTCTTTCCAGTTCATGGGTTGACAGATTATGATGTCGAGTACGTTCTTGGATTTCTAGAAGCGTACAGGTACCACCCAAAATACCGACGCGGATTGTATTTCAAACGCCCAAAAGATTGGACGAAAGCTTATGTACAAGCCGTTGATAAAGTCGCGTGCTTCTTCAAGTACGGCGATGACCTAAACAATGGACCTCCTGTTCCTAACTAGGACAAAATTGTTTTTAATTTATATTTTTCTCGTTTTTTTCTAAGAATTTCTTCTTTATTTTTGTAATAGTTTTCTTTATTTTTTTGGTCTCTTTTCTCCTTGTTTTTATAATAGTATTCACTTTTCTTTTGTTTTAATTCGTCTCCTTTTATTTGCCTATATTTAATACCGTAATCATGGTTGTATTCAATACGCTTTTCTGTTAGAGGTCGTACGTATGTCTCATTATATTTTTCTCTAGACTCTTTTCTTTGTTCTTCACTGGCGTAGGAAAGAATACTATTAAGACACTTTTCATCTTTTTTAGCTTCACTTATAAAATGAGATTCACGGATAATTAATTCTTTTCTTGTTTGACAAGGATAGTTTTCTACTAATATAATTTTTACTTTATCCCATCCTATCGCGTTTATATGTTTATATACTCGATAAGGGTGTCTTTTTGAAGATTGTTTATGATTTTTTAACCTTTCATCAATAGATTGAATAGTTGCACCATAATAGTAACATCCATCAACGCATTCAAGTTTGTATATTTTTGACTTGCTATAGTCCATTAAATTAATCCAAATAATAATGTTTAAATTAATTGTTTGTAGGTAAACTTTACCACGTGGGCTTACCCACAAACATATCCTGGACTGCAGGAATGTCCATGTTTTTCATTGTGTCTGCAATCACATTCGTCGATGTAGCAAATACAACACCTGCAGTAATTAGACCTCCAAACAAGCTGAGCTTTGTAGCATCAACCCACTCGATGGGCGCTTCCTTTGAGCGTCGTTCAAGTGTATATACAATAAAGCAAACTATTGCTACGGCAACCGAAGCAATTATAATCATCATTTATTTCGAAAATCAGGTTAAGTTTACAGATTTAGAACGAGAGAGTCCGAAGCACGGGACTCCAGTTCCTTGAGAGGATCCTCTTCTTTGGGAATTTCAGGAAGCTTTACCACCACTGGCTTGGGTTCGGGCTTAACCTCATCCAGATCCTTGAAATCAAGTTCTGCAGTTTCTTCCGAAACCTTGATTGCAGGAAGATCCTCCTCTTCTTCGCTTTCTTCTTCCTCATCATCTTCTAGATCATCAAATTGTACTTTTTGGTGCTTGACTTCTTCCTTTAGTTCAGGAACTGATTTCTTAGGAGCTTCATCTTCTGGTTCCTCTTCGTCCGCAAAGTACTTCTTTGCAATAGCTTCCCACGGCAAGAATCCACGAATAACCTGTTCCATGCAATCTGTAATAACTTTCTCAATTTCCTGGCGATTACGTGCCTGTACTTCCGAAGTTACGCCAAGAGTCTTGAAATAGTAAGCTACCTGCCACAACTTACGGCCCGAATGCTTATAAAGCTCATGTACAAACTTGGCGAAGCTGGGACGATTAAAGTCAATCTTGATTTCAGACGAAGAGCCACGGTAATGCAGGCTTGCAAATGAACGCATGTACGAAATAAATACACCCATCAGCAGATCATCCATGTACGAACATTTAGTAATCTTGATAATACGTTCTACTTCTGTGGTTAGGGTAGCATCTGTCCATTCTGGAATTTTAGTTAACATATTCTGAAACGTACGCAGGACTTGATCGAGCTGACCATTACGCTCACACAGTTCTTTTGCAGAATCGTAAATGCTCCAGAACCCGTCACTTACGGGAGGAACAATTAAACTTACAAGGTGTTCGCGAAGATGAGTCTTGGCAAATTCTGTGCTTGACATGTTTGTATTTTGAAAGCCACTAGTTTTGAGACCCTAAAACGCAAAACGGATTTCTCTATTTTAGGGGCTGTATATTCAAAATAATCTTTCGAGAATGTCGAAGGCTGAAATTGCATCTCTCAAGACCGAGATCGCATCCCTCAAGGATGCAATTGTCGAGTTGAAGGGAAGCATTATTGATGAAATTCGCTCGTCTATGACGATCAAGAAAGATAAAACCGCAACCAAGAAGGCCACTAAGGTCAAGGTGGTTGCAGGTGCAGGCGCTCCCGATGAAGAGGAGAAGCCAAAGAAAAAGACAGTTTCTGAGATGACTCCGCTTGAGAAGGCGGAGCGTAATGTGGAGAACTGGAAGAAGAGGCTTGCGACAAACAAGCCCGCATTTAAAGATGATAAGGCCCGCGAGGTTCTTGAGGAGAAGCTCAAGCTCGAGGAGGCTACCGTAAGGAAGCTCAAGGATGGTCCCAAGACAGATGAAAAGGAAATTGTCGTACTCACGATCGAGGAGCTTCAGGCTCTTGACGATCTCGATGAGAGCGATACGCCTGGCCACTATTGGGATGCAGAGAATGGACGGACCGTAACAGGCCCGAAGCCAGACCCGACAGCCGAAATGAAGGACATGAAGTTTGAAGGTGAGACATACTCCGTAGAGGAGCTCACTTTCGCCGTCCACCAAGGTGCATCAAAGAATTCTTTCAAGGGATACGCTGGCGTCGGAAAGTTCAAGGGCATGTGCTCTGATTCTGATGACGAGTAGATACTAACGTTTTTTTTTCTGAGTACGACGACGATGTTTCCGAGTCTTGCGCTTTTTTCCTCCCTTTGGTTTAGAAACATCCATAGGAGTTTCTGTTTTGGAAGTTGTGTCGGGAACTTTCAAATCTTTGGGAGTTTTAGGAGGAGTTGTAGTGTCGTTCATTTACTTAATAGTAAACATCATTTGCGGAAAACAGCCTCCACCAGAATACTATGATTGGCAGTATAAATACTGGAAATACCCCATAGGTTATGAGTGAAAGAATACCGAATCCCCATTTACCCGAAGATCCAAGCGCTCTTTCGCCGTATTTTGATGCAAGAATAGTCACTGAAAAATAAATTGAATATTTGATAACCATCCAAATACTACTCATCAAAGTTGAAGATACAGATTGGACTTGTTGTCCTATAGGAGTAACGTGACCATCATCCATTGCAGGAGCAGATAAGTCGAACTTTTTCCCATCAGGAATACTGTAACTTGAAGAAGCTCCATTGATAGTCACATCTACTTTTAAAATCTTAGGTTTAGCAGGATTCGGGTCAGGTATTCCTACAGTGCTTGGACTTACAGTTATAGAAATAGAACCGTTTGATACGTAGTTCTGAACAGCATCTGTGACATCGGCAAAATTACCTTCATAACCGTACTCTGCTTTTACAATTTGGAGACCTGTGGCGCTCCTGAGAGGAGGAGCATCAATTTTTAAATAGTTGCCATCTTTTACAGTATCTGTATTAGAACGTCCACCATTAATACTGTATTCGACAGTCAAAGTTTTAATTTGGCCTGGTGCAGGATCTTCTACATTGAGAGCACTTGGACTTACGACAAAATTAACCTTTCCATCTTTTGTTCTGGAAGTCACTGCAGACTGTACATCAACCGTCGTAGAGCCAACACCATACCTGGCAGAAAGTATTGTGACTCCGCTGCTCATATTATACTATGTTTCGATTAAGAACTGAATACTAGCGACGCTACCCCTCCAATAACTCTCAAATAATTGTAAGACTCTACAAAAATACGTACGTTATAAGTGTACTTGTAAGTCTGTGCATCTTGTTTGCGAACAACCGTAATAATATCACGAGGATTGTATAGTAACTTACCGAAAGCATCTACTGCAGCTGGATTTACGATAGTTGGGTTTGGATTATTTGCAGTGCTTTTCAGAATACATACTGTAGCATTTGTCTCGAGTAAAATAGTGAATTCGGGTTGGACGTAACTGTTTCGCAGAATAGGTTTATTGAACATTGAACCGTTAATATGTCCACTAGGTTGACCAGTGTGATGATCTAATGCAAATGAATAAGAATAAATTCCAGGAATACTGGTGATTGTCTTTCCAGAATGGTGTTTATAATTTTCTATTTGTGAGAAGAATGTTGTAGGTTTTGGAGAAAAGCGGTCTTTTCCATCAAGAACCAAATTTGATTCAAGAAGGATATCTCTTTGCGAAACATTTGTATTGACAGCTGATCCAGATGACAAAAAATAGGTGCTTTGCAACTGTTGAGAATTGCCGTTTGGAGGAGGACGGAAAGGATTATCCCAATTTGTGTAATTATCATAATCGTTAAGTTGAGGACGGTCACTTCTTTGTGCAATCCAAACAAGTTGCGTACACAGATTTTTCATTAGAACGGGAACGTCATTCGTTGGACCGTACTGACCATTTGCTTGCTGGATATCCATCTGGTGAATTATGAATGAATGTTCATTCTTTGCGATATGGACATGTTCTCCATCTGAAAGGAATATATAGTTTGCTTCAACGTAAGGATTTAGGCTCCAAGTAACCAAACTAGTATCAGTTGGGGTAGGAGGCCTTGTTGGTGTCGGAGGTGACAGAAAATTAGTCATTGCGTACAATGTCGACGAAGAGTCTGGAGCAATTCTCGTTCCAGAATTTGTGAGGTTTGGACGAATTTCTCGAACAGTAAATAGTTGATACATGTTTCGCAGTTCTACACGTATATCTACTTGCGAATACTGGAGCGCAACAAGAGGAAGTGCCGTTCCAATCTTTTCACAGAACCAGAAGTGAAGAGGAATGCTCAGAATACGTCCTGCAATAGAAGGTTCGGCGGGAGACGTTGGAGATGAAATTGCGTGAGGATACTGATTTACTCTATCAAATGCATTTGCGGGATCATACAGTTCTGGAACATTTCCTACCATCTGATCCAGAATGGCTTTTTTGTTAGCATCAAAATTTAGATCAGCATAGAGTTTCATCCATTCGCCAGTATGTGTTACCACTTCCTGTCCATTTATTAGAATAGAAACATGAGCTATCATATTGTAACCCAAATTACGAACCCATGCAAATTCGTAACCGATTGCTTGAGAGTTTTGATTTAGTTGAGAATACGAAGTTGGTGATGTTACTGGAACAACTGGAGAATAAATGTTTGGAATTGTAAAAACTAAATAACAATCGTGTAGCAATTGAGCATACCTTTCTACACGAGCGGTTAGTGTCAGAGTACCTGACGTAGGAATATTCAAATTGTTTGTTCTGAATGGTAATTGAAAATGCTCCATTGCAAAATCCGTGTGGCGTTTGTATACCGACCTAAAGTGGGTAAATGAAGGATTACCAGTTACCAATTGGTCCTGGGCCCCTTTGTTTACTAATTGCATAATGCCTGCCATTCTTCTTGTTTCTTAGTTCATAGTTTTATGTACATAAACTGAACACTTCTTGCATCCAGTCGTTCTAGTAGTTAGTGTAGACACGGAACAATCGCACAGTCTTGTCCTCACCAACTTTTTACCACTGAGAACACTGATCGTTCCAGTTACTGGATCTCTGTAATTAGTATCACTCTGCAGAACAATATCAGCAGTCTGGGAACCTACGTAAGAAATCCAATCACTTGCAGGGCGCCTAATACGACCAACACATCCGTGACGAGGAATAAGTAAAGAAGTATTGTAAACCGTTTGGGGAACTATGGGTGAAACAATATCTTCATTACTTGCTACGCTTGTCATATAAGACCGAGCTCCGCGCAAACGCTGAAGCCGAGTCCAATCTGCTGCACTGAGTCCACGAGTTTGTGAGCTGACGTTAGATGCCATCTACTCTATTATAGAATTACGTGAGGAAAAAACGTTATTTTATTGGTTCCCACAAGTTCCCCAATTTGAATTAGTCGGTTATTGTCTTCAAACGCACCGTGATCAAATATTTCGCGACTCACAGTATCCATTATCATAAATATCCCTTTTACAGATATTCTTTGCAAAGTACGTCCACGTTTTACCAAGTTTTTGGTGTAAAGGGTATCTTTTTCATCAGTAATGTATTTAGGACGATACGCCAGATCTTCTGCAGTAACTGTGGTGTCAAATCGCATACATTGAATTGTTGGTTCGTTCTTTGTGTGCAAAGTTCGGTGAATTTCGCAATCAATCGCTGCCTGTTTAAGAACAGCTGTGATACTTTTGATAATCCTGCTTTTCTCATACGCTAATTCATACAAAAATTCGTCTGTGGACATGAATACCTCTTTGGGCTCATCTCCTTCGTACCGTTTAAGAATCATATCTGCTCGTCGAACCATCACAATGTTAGCACCTTCTGCTACAATTGACTGCTCTTTTGAAAATACAGTCATGTAGAGTTTCACCGTAACATTACGGTCTGCTTCATCTAATTTATCGTGCGACCGCAGACGAATTGCACGACCAATAACTTGCTCAATACGTCCTGGGGTCCAGTAAGGTTCCATGATGTAAACATTTCTGACCTCTTTCAGATCAATACCTTCAGCACCCGCAGAAGATGCCATGAAAACACAAAGACGTTTTTTCTTCTCGACTTCTTTTTTCAGTAACTCAGGAAATCGGTCACC